TGCTGTTGAAGATGTTTACGAAGTCGCCCGCCGCAAGCGCTTCCGAAGTCGTGACGGCTTGAGTGTCTGCGCCGATACCGACCGGCATTTGTGCGTTGTTGATTCTGCCGGTTGCGTCCAACGCGACGATCTCGTTGGCGGTAGCGGCGGTGTTGTTGCCTGCGACTTCGGTGAGGGTGCCTGCGTTGTTTGAGACGTACTTGTTGCCTGCCATGTTGGCTCCTATGCGATGAGTGCGATTGCGGGTTGTGGCTGAATGAAAACTGTTGTGGCAGATGTTGCCACACCGATGACTCGCAAGAAAGCCGGTGATACCGGTGCGGTCTGTGTGAGTAGCCCGGTCGTTGACAGGTACACGGGCGCGCCTGCTGTCCATGCCCATGACGGTTCTGTGAGTAACCCTGTGGTGCGTAGTGTCACGGTGGCACCCGATGAGACAGCGCCGACCGATATGGCGACCGCCAACCACTTATGCGAGGCGGTCGTGTTCGTTGCGTAGTCGGCTTGCCCAAACGTGTTGATGATGCAGACACGCTGCCCGCCGAGTGCTTGTGCGGCGATGGCGGTGAAGTCGGTGCCGCCTGATGGACCGGGTGGACCTTGGTCGCCTACAGCGGCGACAGTGACTAGCTGTGCGGTCGCTGCGAGCGTGATGTTGTTTGTGGTCGCAGCAACCGTGAGGTCGGTCGGTGCTGCCGCCAAAGTGAGCGTCGTCGTCGTCGCAGCAACCGTCGCAGTGTTAGTTGTCGTCGCAAGGGTGACAACCATTTCAGTTGAGGCGAACACAACTGTGTCAGCCATAGATCAACTCGCCTGTGGTCGGACGTTCAGATTGCCGAACAACTTTCGTTGCGTCACTGTGCCGTTGGTGATCGTCAAGTCGTACACATAGGCGCGTGGTGCTGTAAGCGTCGCTGTGTTCGTGTGGTCGATGTGGACTGCGATCTTGCCGAGTAACGGTGTAATGACGATGGTTGATGCGAGCGGTGTTGCCGATGAGATAGTGATGGCAGCGGTTGGTTCCGCATAACCAAACTTCACAATGCAAGTCGCTGTGTAACCCGTCAAGTTGATCGCGACACCAAGCGCCGTTGTGAGCGTCACTGTGAAGTCAATGTCACTGCCAGCATCGCCCCACAGATCGACTTGCGGTGCGCCGAGGTTCAACGAATCAGCCATGTTGCAACCGTATCACGCAGCAAGTTTCACACCACACGACACGCACACGGTTTCAGCCTGACGGTTCGGGAACCCGCACCCGCAGAATCGTGCCAGACCTTGCAGATACGTTTCAGCGCCCGAGTGCTGCAACAGGTCAGTGAACGCCCACACGAGTGCGTCAAGACGGTCGGGCGACTTCGGCAGGTCAGGTGTCCAAGTGGTTAGCTGCGTTTCAAGTTCATCGAACGCGCCGATGTGGTGGATGCGTCCCTGTTCGTACATGGCGCTGATCGGTTCGGCACGCACCTGTTTGCCCTTACTGGCGCGCACCTCACGGATCGGCAAGTTAGGTCTGACCGTGCGCAGCACACTGGCAATCATCTGCCCGCCTTGATTCACCTCAACAACTATGGCATCGGCGCTGTGGGTGTCGTATGCGTCAACGACCCGGCGCGCCCATGCGTCAGGCGTGCCTCGCACCGAGTAGTCAGCGATGACGTACCCGTGTTGCTGCCGGTCGCGTGCGGCGACAATGATGCCTGTTTCGTCGCCGGTGTCGGTCACTGCCGGGTCTACTGCGACGACGGTGCGCACGATCTGTGCGGGGAGTGTGGATAACCTGTGCGTTTCGATGTTGGAGAGTGTCCACAGCGCACCCTCAACGTCCTCTAATAACTCACCGTACAGTTCCTGTCTGCCGATGCGTGTGCCGTCATAGCGTGCCAACAACTCAGCCAGTGCGGTCGGTGCGAGGTTTGCCCGGTTGTCAAACGTGGTGCCACGCGTGATGATAACTGACCCGTCGTTGCGGGCGGCGAGGCGGCGCAGTAGCGGGCGAGGTCGTGGTGTGGTCGTGACGATGGTGCGCGGGTCATCACCGAGGCGCAAACCAAACTGCAACTGATCCCACGCATCTTCGTATCGGAACGCACCGAGTTCGTCCACCCATGCACCGTGATGCTGTGCGCCACGGAAGCGTTCCGGCTCATCACCTGAGAACAGTTTGATGCGTGACCCGTTCCGCAGGTTTATCTCACCGATAGACCGGTTCCACGGGTTACGTTCCCGCAACATCTGATAGCGGCGCAACACTGTGAGGATGCCTGATTCGCCTTCCACACAGGTGTCGCGTGCGTCACCGTAGGTTGGTGCGACAATCGCCCACCGGGTATTCGGTCGAATGGTTGCCTGCCATGCAAGCCATTCTGCTGCGGTGCGGGTCTTGCCTGCGCCGCGCCCGGCTTGGTACAGCCATGTGATCCAGTCGCCTGCGGGTGCGAGTTGCTCAGGTCGTGCGAGTTGATGTGTCCATCGCACTCGGGCGGCTGCCACTTGCGTTTCTAGTGTTCCCATGCGTAATCGCCCGTCTGTGGTTGTTGCGTGCCTTAGAACGCAGCGTAGACACCTATGCGGTCGCTGTGGGTGGTGCCAGTAAGGCAACGAGGCGCAGCACCTCGGCATCCACACTGTTGGTGTCTACCTGTTCAACAGTGAGGTGCGCTGTCACCGGTGCGTCAAGCCCGAGGTAACGCGCACGCCTGTCCATGATACGCAACACAGTGTTTATTGCCTGAACATCACCCGAGGCGGCAGCAGACCACACACCACGCTGCAAACGGTCAAGGCGGTCTAGCTCAATCTCGCGTAGTTCCTCGGTGCCTGCGGCGATCAAGGTGCGTTTCAGTGCCCGCTGAAACGCAAGGTATGCGCCCTGTGGTGTTGCGTAACCAACGATGCGTGCGCAGTCGTCATAGGTCGCACCGGCACGTTTCAGTTCAACGACCTGACGTTCTTTGTCAATCACGTTCGGATCGTTGTGCTTTCTAGTTGCCATGACTAATCCTTGATCTGTGTGTGTGTGGCAGTTAGCGCACGCGCCGTTTGTTCCGTTGCTGTCGTAGCACGACATGCGCGCCTGACGGCCATCCGGCTTTCTCTTTGAACGTAATGAGGTCAGGGTAAGTGTGCGCGAGGTAGGCGGCTTCGCTCAGTTTCTGTTCCATGCGGTCTGTGATTGACCCAAACGCGCCTTTGCTGTAGCGACGGCAGTCGGGCAGTAACCATTGGTCAACGATGACGATGCCGAAGTGTTTGATGTTTAGGGCTGTCCAGCACAGGTCGTCAATGAGTTGCACGTTTTCATCGAAACGTAGTGCGGTCTTGCGGACGATCCATGCGCGCCCGTCTGCGAGTACGTTTGTTCGATAGTGGTGTGATCGGAAGATGGTGTTGTTGATGCCTGCCCACCCGCCAAGGTTGCAGTTGTACTGTTCGCACAGGCGGGCGTATTGCTCGGCGCGCTCTAGGAACCGGGTCATCGTTATCGGTGAGTCGAACCGGTCGTTGTAGGTGCGTTGGTTTGCCATTGTGATCGGCAGCGGCGATGTCGCCCGGTCGTAGTTGTTGAGTTCGCTGACACTGATGAGGTCGTCTACTAGGAACAGCGCCCATTCCCCGTCTTCCATCATGTCCAGTGCGGTGTTGCGGTTGTATGCAAGACCGCGAGGGTTACCGGTGGCGATTAGCGTTTCGGGTTTGACGCGCCCGTGGTCGATGAAAGATTGGCGTTGTGCGTCGGTGTGGCACAGGGTCACATGCGGGATGTTTTCTGCTTCAAGCATTGGTGAGGTAGTGATGGAATCGAAGCGGTCGTATGTGAACACAAACGTTTTCATTAGTCGCCGCCCGGTGTGGCGCGTCGTTGTGCGCGCAGTATCTCATCGGCAGGCGCAAGACATTTGCACATGCCAGATTTGGCGTACCACACGAGTGTGAAGCGGTATCCGTTTTTGTGTTGGATCAGTGGTGTGACACCGTGCCATGCGGCTTGCCCGTCGAAGATTGTTAGCGACCCGTCAGGTATGGCGAAGGTGAAGTTGTACTCGGGCAGGTGTAGTGCGCCACCGTCGATTCCTTTGCGGATGCACAGCATCGCTGACAGTGTGCCGCTGATGTTGCCCGAGTCTTTGTGGTAGGGGAGTGCGGCGGTGTTGTTGATGATGCCACTTGTCCACGGTTGGTTGTCAATCAGCCAGTGCGGCAACACCCGGCTGCGTACCTCGGGTTCATGGAACGCTGTTTGCTCGGGGAGGAACTGTTGTGCGATCTGCCAGAACGTGCCGGTCATTTCGGTCAGTAGTCGGCTTGGTTCAGGGTAGTGCGACCCGAAGTGTGCTGCGGAGCATGACCATCGGCTGCGGAGAGGTTTTGATTCGGTGTATCCGAACACGGTGGACGGGTAGTTCATGCCCGAGGCGCGTGCCGCCGAGTTACCGACACCGGCTGCCGGGTAGTGAACTTTCAGTCGCAGCCATCGTGACAGAAGTGTGCGTTCTTTTTGGAATGTGTCACCGAGCAAATATTGGACTGCGATGGTTTGCCCGGTTGCCCGGTCGATTAGTCGAACTGCGGTCGGGTCGCCGGGTAGCTGTGGCGCTGATTGGTGGCGGTCGGTGCGTTCCCATGCCACCCGGTCAACGAGTATGTCACGCACTGGCATTCCTGACGAGTAGTTCCACTAGCGCCGAGTTGCTTTCGACCTCCAACCGTTTGCGTAGTGCGGTCATCATGTCGGACATCGTTTTGTGATCGTCTTTGGTGAACGTCAGGATCATTGTGCGTGCGTCAAGGCTTTCCCATTGGTCGCGCCGCTCGGGCGCTGATAGACCTGCCATGAGGTTGCCTGCGTTAGCTGTTGTTTTGAACAGTAGATCGTCAAGGTCGTCGCCATCAAACCCGGTGCCGGTGAGTGCTTGATCTGTGGCTGCGAGGGCTGCGAGTAGCTCGGTGAGGGCTGCGTCATCGTAGGCGGCGAGGTCGTTGGTGCGGTTGTCTACTAGGAGGATGCGTAGTGCCTCATCATCGGTGATGTCCAGATAGGTGACTGCGAGTTGTTTCCATCCGAGGGCTGCGGCGGCGCGGTAGGTGTGGTTCCCGGCGACGATGTGCCCGGTGGAACGCTGGACAACAAGCGGGCGGTATTGCCCGTGTTCGGTGAGTGACTGGCTGATTGCACCTACGTCGCCTTGCCGTACGTTGCGAGGGTGTGGTGTCAGTTTGGTCAGGGTGATGTATTCGGTTTTCAGTTTCCCATCGGTCATGTGTCGAAGTCTAGACACATAAGCGATACGCTTGCGACGCATCCCCGACTGGCGATCTGTGGTTGTGGTTGGCGGCAGGTCGTCGGTTGGGTGTGCGTCGCTCAGATTGGATCACAGCGGGCTGTGCGTGGCGAAAAACAGAACTGCCCGCCACCGGTCAGGCAGCGGGCACAAGTCAGCCGAAAGCTGTGACAGTCAGGCTGTCGCCGCCTCGGCTGCCTCTCGGATTGCACGGTTCTTGACCCGAAGGATGTCTAGCGCCTTATACTTTGCGCCTTCCATGAGGTCAGTAGGGTCAGGGAAGATTTCTCCGATGGCGTTGATCGGGTGATCGGTGTCGTGGTAACCACGGCAGCCCGAGTGGCAGGCGGCACGGACACGACCGTCAGCAAGAGTCAAAGGCTCCGTGCAGTTCTCGTCGTGCCAGACGCGAACGATCAGTGAGTGGTTGGAGGTAATGCCTCGACCGAGGGAAGTTCTGATCAGTTGCACACCACAGAGCGTGTGACCTGTGTTGGTGTCAGTGGTGATGCTGACGGTGTTACCGGCGAGGGCTTCGACTACGGCATCAAGCACCGGGCGAGTCCAACGGTGAGGCTGTGCGTGGCGTGAGCGGTTGCCGGGGAGTGTCACCATGTCCTCGGCGCTGAAGTCGCGAGGGCGAATCGCACAGACCGAGTTGCGGTTGGCGTTCTGTGGGCGGGTGGTTGGGATGATGTGGTTGTTGTTCATGTAATGAACACTAACAGATGTGAGAGTGACTGTCTAGGGGTATTTCAGATTTCTTAGCGCCGCCCATAACTCGGCTCCCACGACCCGTCCGGTTGCTGTGTTCGCACCGCGTCCATTGCCTGATGCCAATGAACCGGGTTCGTACAAGTCGGTGCAGCAAAGTGCGCCACACTCAAACAGACCGCAGCGGTAGTCGTGCGCCCACACGCACGACACCGCCACACCGTCATCGGTGTCCCATCGGTCACCCTGCCACCGCCATCAACAGGCGGGCGGCATCGGCATCGGCATCAGCGCCGGAACCCTGTAGCGACTCCATCATTGTGCGCTCCACCGTCAGGGTATTGCCGCGAGTCGGGCGCAGGTGCTGCCGGAACGTGTTAGCGACTTGCATGACACCGAAGCCGGTGTTCTTCCACGGTGTCACCCGAGCATCACCCGTCCACATCTCCTGCAAGACCTGCCGGGTGTTCTTGGTGCGTGTGGTGCGTGCCTTTGACTCATCGTTACCGAGCGGCTCCATCAGATCCACCCACCGGGTGAACTGTTGGTCAGTGACCCTGACCGCAAGCATGGCTTCGATTTCGGCTTGGAAAGTTTTGCCGAGGTCGAAAATGATGTTGGTGGCGGTGCGTGCCTCAGCGACTCGCAGCGCGCTGTGTGCGGTGTGCTTCACTGACCACGCCTGACCGGTTTCGTTCAGGGCTGCGTGCCGGGTGTTGTCACAGACCACGATCGTCGCTGTGCGCTTGAAAGTTGAAGCGATGCTGCCATCAAACGAGGTAGTCGCCAACAGGTTTGGGCGAAACTCAACGTCACCGGCGCGCAGGTTTTCGGGCATTTCGACTTGCACCCATGCGACCGCACCGCCTCGCAGTAGACCGGCTGACCCGATGATGAGGTCATCGTCCAGCAGATTGGCGACTGACGACAGCAACCACTCATCGTATTGGTGCGGTGCGTATCGTGCCGAGGGCACGCCAAGCACTGCGTAGGTGTCGTCACGAACGATGGCTTTGCGTCCTTCGACTGGCATCATGCCGAGCGGTGTCTGGAAGAACATTGGCATCTCCACCGCTTTCCAGTCGAACAGGCGGCGGCGCACATCTTCGATCGGCACTGCGCCTGTGTAGTGGTTTGCTTCGGCACCTTGTGCGCTGCGGCGGTGGTGCCATGCGTTGCCGCGTTTGTCGGTCATGCCGACTAGCACGTTGGTGTTCAGCCATTCCAGTGTTTCTTTGCTCATGTCAGGTTTCCTTCTGTGTGTGGTTGGTGGTTAGAACTTGAGGTTTGCTTTGCGTGCTGCGTTGTATGCGTCGCAGGCGGCGATGTAATCGATGTGGAGGCGGGCGGCAGCGATGCTGCGGTTGCCCATGCGTGCGTTTTCGTAAGCGGTGAAAGCATCGTCACGGGCTTGGCGGGCGGTGTCTGTGTGGTTGTCCATGCGTGAACACTAACAGATGTGAGAGCCGGTGTCTAGCTGTAAACCAAACAAATTACTCAGTGACATTGAGCGCCAACGCCCACAGCGTTACCGAGTAGAAACACATCAACGGCCAGTTGAGCGGCTGATCCTCTAGCGCACTCATGTGCCACAGGAACGTCGCAGCAAACACAACAGTGAACTGGCGTTTGCGGCGCAGCCACCGTGCCGGGTTACGGACAATCACAGCGCACACTCCATCGCTGCTTCAATGGCTTCAACCTCGGCGCAGGCGGTGTCGTATGCGTGCTGTGCGAGGTTGAAGGCTTTGTAAGCGGCGCTGCGTGCGTTCGGTGCGAAGTGCAGCCAAGCGTAGCTTGTGGCTTCGCGTGCGGTTTCGCGGGCGGCAAGTGCGGCAAGGCGGGCGGCGAGTGCGCCTGTGTAGATGCTCATTTCCAGACACCGCCGATGCCGCCACTGTGAATCCACTGTGCTGCCTCAGCGATGGCTTCGGCGCGTGTGCGGAACGTAAGCGTGCCTTGCACGCTGTACGGCAGACGGTCGCACAGCACCTGCCACCGACCGGCGCAGCCGCTGTAGCGGCACTCGCAGGCTGTGGCGACCTGTACGGTGTTGTCCTCGTTTGATGTCCACAGACCGGGTGCGGTGCGTGTCCATTCGCTGCGCTTCAATGATCCGCTCACTGTGTCACCTCGGTGGCAAAGATGGCGGTGGCGACGGCGGCGCTGCACTGATCGTAGGCGGCGGCGACTGCGGCGCTGTAGGTGTCGCGTGCTGCCTTGTATGCGTCACGGGCGGTGTGATAGGCGGCATCGGCTGCGGCGAGGGCTGCGGTCAGTGCGGCTTCGGCGGCGGCGACTGCGGTGGCGGCGGTGGCGTACACGGTGGTTGGTTCCTTTGGGCTTTGTGGTTGGTTGATTAGGCGTAGATGGCGCGGTCGTAGATGGTGTCAGCGGCATCAAGCGCATCGTTATAGGGCGTGTCATAACCGCCGCCGCCACCGGCGACGTTCTTGTTGTAGGCGGCGATGGCAGCGGCGAGTGCGTCTGCGTCTGCGTCACAGATGGCTTGCGTGCTTCCGTCGTAGCCTTGACGAACGTTGAGCGTGGCGCGAACTGCGTTGAGGTAATGACTGTACGCTTCGTTTGACTCGAAGGTGTGGGCGGGACGGATGACTGTGGTTGGTGTGTTGTTCATGTAATGAACACTAACAGATGTGAGAGTAACTGTCTAGTACCAAACTCAAATTGTTTTCACATGCGCCACGGTGACCACCCTGACCGCTGCCACAACACCAACGCACACCGCAAATTCGTCGCCGGGTCAAACAGGTCAGCCCGCTCGGTCAGCCCACACAGCACCGCACGACCCTTCCACAGATAACCCTTCAGATTGATCTGGACAAGCCCATAGCTGTCATCCGGTCCTGTGCCGTTGTACGCAGCCGGGTCGCAGCGCGACTCGCGCCAGATCACCCGAGACAGTTTCTTCAACTCAGCCGTCGGCCACCCTGCGGCAACCGCCACCGGCATCAACGCAGCGCAGTGTTCAACACCGGGCATCGCCTCGGGTGCGCGTGCGCCGCACTGACCGAGTGACAGCAAACCTGACACCACTAGAGCGGCGACCTTCACTGTGCCACCGGTGTCAGGGAACGCAGAAACTCGGTGTGTGACACACCGTAGACACGCTCTAGTCGTAGCGCGTTGACGTAGTTGGGCTGCCTAATGCCTGCCTCCCACGAGTAGATCGTTTGGACACCAACACCGACAGCGATGGCTGCCTGTTCCTGTGACAGACCGGCAGCGGTGCGGGCTTTTCTAATGTTGTTGCTGATGCTCACGGCATCTCCTTTGTTGGTTGTTTCTTTAGCAGAACTGTGCGTGCGATGACGCATGACTTGATGATGACCAACGGTTGATTCGTCCACCCGTCCGCAGACCTTTGCGACACGATCAACAACCAGTCATCCGTTTCTTTCACTACCCACCCGACCGAGGTCACAGCCATCGGTCCTGACACCTGTTCTAGATCTTCGGGCGACCACCACACGTTGCCGCTGTTGACTGGCTCAACATGATCTGCCCACATGATCTGTTCAACGATCATTGGCACACCAGCAACACGGAACCGATTAGCCCGATGCCGAACATCATCTGAATGATTGACGCAGTGCGTCCCGTCATGTCTGCCGACGGCAACCCGAGCAGAGACACCACAAACATCAGCGCCGCCAACGCGACCACATACGTTTCGACAACGATCACGCTTCGACCTTTCGACACTCGCACGGTTCGACCACACGATCTCCGACTTCACGCCATCCGGTGCTATCACACAGGTTGCACTCAGGCACCGTGACCCGTACACCCGTCAGGTTATCAAACGGCACGCCCGCAGGTGTGTCTACCTCATCATCCCACTGCCCGGCGTTCAGCCATCGCTCGGGATACGGCACAAACTGGCGATCGCCGGGCAGCATTGTCAGCCACCGATCAGCGACAGCCTGTGCGCCGGTCAGCACACGATCAGCACCAACCTTTGCCACTGCCCGCCGGTGTGCTTTCTCGGCTGCGCCCTTACCAATGCGTTTCGGCCACACCTGCCAGAACTGTGCAAACGCGCTCGCCGCATCGCCTGCGATGGGCAAGTGTTTTTCTTTGTATATCTCTTTCTCTTTCTCTTGCATTGCGGATCGCATACGAATCGCATCGTCATCGCATACCGGTCGCATACGAATCGCATCGGAATCGCATAGATCGCATCCGGCGACCGGTGTGGTCTTGTGCCATCGGGTGTGCGCCGCCCGCTTACCCGCAGCCGACTGTTTCACCACACGATCACTGACAACCTGCCATTCGTCCCATGCGGTCACCCGGTAACCGTTCTCCACTTCGCACCACAGTCGCAGCGCACAGAGCGTTCTGGCAGCCTCTAGCGGGTCACTCAGCCCTAACCCAAGCCGCACCATTGCGCCTTTCGTGATTGTGCCGGTGTTGTCACGCTTACCCCACGCCAGACCGCGCACGAACAGAAGTTCTGCCTCGGTGCCTGCTTCCATCACCCGGTCGTCATCAAAATATGCGACCGACAGTTTCACCCACAGCCCTTGCTTGCCCATCTGTCTCCTTCATTCGATTCGGTAATATTCCTCCAGCGCCGGTCGCACCAAGTCTGTCCATGTAGACAGCCGCACCATCACTAGCCCTTCCTTGCCCCACCCGTCAGGCATCAGCACCGCCCGGCACGGCTTGCGTATCGACCCAACCGCAGTCTGATTCGATAACACTTGGTGTTCGATGCGTGTCCACGCAGTCACCGCAGCCTTGATCTGTGCGCCCGCTTTCACCTCGTTGGCAAAGATTGGATCGTTCCAGTTCTCCTCATTAGCGTCACCGAACTTGTGTGACGGTGCGACACCTAACGCCTTGCGTGCCTCGCGCTGCTTCGTCAGACCTTTTCGCCTGTTCCGACCGCCTCGGCACTTAGCGCACCCGCAGCCGCGCACATGCCGGTCGCCAGTGATGGTGCCGAACATGCCGCAGCCGCAGCCGCAGTCACCCTTGGTTGGTCCTACGGTGTCGGTCATCGCTGTTCCTTCCGATAATGGTTTTTCCACACCCATCGTTCGCCGGGTGTCAGCCCGCCAAACATGCCGTAGTCGTCAGCGTCTTGACTGACCGAATCAATCAGGCAGTCAAGACGCACCGGGCACCGGTCGCACAGCACTTTCGCCCACGCATAATCTGCGTTTGTTGGGAACCACCATCCGACCGGGTGACCGCGACACTCGGCACGATCACGCCATCTGTCAGACATGCGTGCGATGCTACCTGTCCTTCACCCATCGCATAGACACACCGGCTTCGTCAGCGATCAGGTTGACAGCGGTGCGCTTGGCACCTTCCTTGTCAATATATTGCTCGGTGTCAATGCGCCCGGTGACGAGTAGGCGATCGCCTTTGTTAATGACAGCCGCCAGATTCTCGGCAAGTGTGTCCCAACAGGTGACGTTGTGCCAGACGGTGCGTTCCTCATCGTTGATCTTGCGGGTCGTTGCCAGACCAAACGACAGCACCGCCTTGCCGGTCTTGGTGAAGCGCAGTGTTGGCTCACCGATGTTGCCGCAGACTGTGATGCTGTTCATTTTGTGTTCCTTGCTGTAGTGAGATTGTTCAGTGCGTTGTGCAGTGTTTCGATGCGGTCATCGTTGATGATCCACGCACCTCGGCTGACTTCGATTTCGTTCAGTAGTTCTTCGGCTGCGGCGGCGACCGCCTCCAGTGGTTCGATCAGATGGTTTCGCCGGGTCGTGCCGGGTCGCAGGTTCACTGCGCCCGGTGACCAGTCGTGCAGCCACGCGCTGTGGACGTATGGATGGCAGTGGCTGCGCCGAGTCTTTAGCGTAAACACCAAGCCCTGCTTGTGAAGATTGGTCAGCGCCGACGACACCCGACCGTGATGCCACCCGGTCAGGTCTGCCAGTTCTTTCCATGTCGCACCGCGCGCACCGGCAATGTCAAGCGCGTGCAAGATCAACACAAGGCGCTGCGACAGTTTGCCCGAATCACGTTCGTGTTCGGCGCGGTCGCGTGAAGTGTCAGCACCGCTCCACCCGCCTGTGCCGTCAGGGTATGCGCCGCTCACGCTGTCACCGCTTCCGGTAGCGGGATGGCACGCAGACCGCTTTCGCCACGACCAAGGTTGCCAGCGCACACAATCCCGCAGATCATCTCTCTAGCGTCGTCCGGTCGAATTCCGGCGCGCCGCATCTTGATATACGCTTGCGTGACCCACTGTCCGTGACCGATCACCGTGACAGCGCTGAACTCGCTCAAAGGATTGAACTGGCGTTGCCGGGCGCGAGTCTTAGCGCACCACGAATGAACCACCAACGGGTCGTCCGAATGAAAGTTCATGCGATAACTGTGTGAACTGTAGTAGGTGAGTTTCATTCTGTCACCGGCTCACTGAGTGCGGCGAGGATCACACGAGCATCAGCGCCCGACAGATCAGCAAACGAAGCGATAGCGCGCCCAAGAATGCGTTCCAGAACAGGCATCGGGTGCAACTCGCCTCGGTTCGATATTTGCTTCAGAACCCACACCTGTTGTGCCTTGGTCAGCCCGCTAGTGCCGGTCGCCTGTACGGGCTTCACAGCGGTGTCTGCGGTAACTGTGCGCCGCACTGCGGTCGCAGGTGCTGACCGCTCAAACACATCATGGTCGGGATCAACCTCATCGGTCGGCAGGCACAGCGTTTGCAAGAGTGCAGTGCGGAACGCCACGCTCATCGCCTTAGCGGTCGCCTTGTCGCCCGAGTCCATTGACTCGGCTGCGACGGTAGCGGCGACGGTGCTGCCATCGGGTGCGGCAAATGTGTAGGTCACTACAACTCGGCAGTGCCCCATTTTCGTGTTGCGTGCGCCGACCTCAACGGTGGTCTGCTCACACGACACGAGTGCCGGGAACACGATCACACCGTGTTTGCGAAGCGCCGGTGACACTGCGTTCACCACTGAGTCGATGCCTCGGAAGTTGAAGCCTTGTGCGGCGTTTTTCTCGTTCTTGCGGACTGCACCTACGTCGGCCATGACGGACGACATTAGTGCGTATATCTGATTGCTCATTTTCTCTCCTGTGTGGTTGGTGTTCATTTGATTGATTAGGCGTTACGGCGGGCGGTGTAGACAGCAACGAAATCTTCGTTGCGAGAACCGTTGTATTGGAGCGTCCAGCCGGACTTCTCAAGCTGTGCAAACAGGGTGTTCATGCGGGCTTCGGCGGCGACTGTCTGCGACCCGAGTTGCTTGGTGCAGAACGTGTAGAACGCCCGGTTGTAGCTAGCGACCAGCTTGGCGATTGTGGCAGGGATTTCGTGATTGCCGCTCATCACTCGCCTACCATCACTGCGACCGGGTAACCGGATTGGTATGTCTTTACAAGACCGCCTCGCACCAAGCACATCAGAACTTTGTGATAGTCGCCCGTCACTTTGTTGCGGATGTGCTGAACTTCGACTGGCTTGCCGTGCGAGAGGATTTTCAGAATCTGCTGTGCGGTGTCAGCAGTCATGTTTGTGGTTGGTGTCTGTGTCATGTAATGAACACTAACAGATGTGAGGGCAGATGTCTAGTACCAAACTCACAGAAACCTCAGAACACGCACCGACGCACCCGGCACCCGATACGCAGCCACCAACTCAGGGTGCGCTAACTCCAGCGACTTCATGTCCACACGCACCGTGCCCTTGCGAGTCTTGAACGACACCACACGCTCCCCGGCGATCGTGCCGACCTCAGCCGCACCAAGCATCGCCACTAACTGATCGCGTGCCGTTTTCTCCACTGCCTCGGCTTCCTCACGCGCCTCGCGCGCTGCCCGGTACAGGTCAAGCACAGCCACCGCAGCAACTGGCAACTCCACCGTGCCGTCAGACTGCGGGAACAGCGACCGCACCTGCGCCTCATTCGGTGCCACATCAGTCGGCAACTCGCGTGCATCCAGTTTGCGCCCGACCGCATCAGCCTGCGCCACTAACTCAGCGATCGCATCTTCGTCACGCAGCAACACCCAATGCCCGAGGCGCATCCGCTTATCTAAGCAAACAAACAACACCCGGTCAGCCTCGGGCACGCACGCAAGCTGTGCGATGCCCTGCCAGTAATACTCCACCGGCAGCGGGTCATCGTTGCTGTGGAATGTGGTCGTCTTGGCTTCCACGATCGTCACCGGCTCATCAGGGTGCGTTGCCTCGGTGATGCCGTCAAGCGTCGCAATAAGTCGCCCGGCGGTGAACATCACAGCCGGTGTTGTCACCGAACAGCCCATGAGTGTCGCTGCGTAATCGACTAACGCAGGTTCCAGCACATTGCCGCGTTCCATCGCAGCGTTCGGTTCGTTGACCTCGGTTGCCTCAGTCCATTTGTCAATCGCCAGATCAACAAGATTCGACCACTTAGACACACCCATCAACACCGGTGCCTCACTAGCACCGAAACGCACCCGCCCGGCGATGTCACGCTGTCGCACACGCAACCATTCCACAGACCCGTGTTCCGGTTTCAGAACTGTGCCCATCACTCACGCACCAAACGTGTGGAGTCACCGTCAAGACCTAGCGCCCGCATGTGCGCACGGAACGCATCACTGCACTCCACACAGGTCTGCTTCGCAAGGTGATGTTTGCGGTAGCCCTCGGGTGTACCGCACACCACAGCGCCTCGCACACGACCCGTGGACACGGTGCTGTTGGCGGTGTTGCGTCGCTGCCGATCAGCAACCAGTTGTGCCAGTGCGTCATCCTCGGCGCTACTGGTAATCGCGATCGCAGACAGACTGCGTGACCGCTCGGCCTTTGCTGTTGACATGAACGGGTCAGTGACCGGACGAGTCGCCCCGGTCTGCTGCGCCCGCCATTCCTCAAGTGTCATTGTGTGGTGTGTCATCGTGGCTTCCTGTGTGTTGCAAGTACGGTGTAACGATCGCCCGCAGCGTTTGCCTGACTGCACAGGTCGCACGGGCTGTGGCTGAAACCTAGTTCCTCACCGACTGCGATGAGGTGGAATCCTTCGTCCCACATTTCGTCTGTGCCTGCGGTGATCTGTGCGGTGCGGTCATCGGTCAGATCCATGCCGTCGGTGCCGTTAGCGGTCACCTGTACGCACTCAGGGCACACCGCAAGGATGAAGTCGGTGAGGCTCATTGTGTTATTCCTTCGGCGGCGTTGTTAGCGGCGCTGCGCGCATCGCATTCTGCGCAACGAGGTGCGTCGTAGGCGTACTCGGCATATCCGGTGGCACGGTCAACACCGCATAACATGGTTTGACCGCCGTAGGTAAGATGGACTCGTTTGGTGACTGTTGCTGCGTCGCTCATGGTGTTGCTCCTTGGGGTTGCGATGGTCTCATCAGCACCGGCATTTACCGGCGGACGCCTTGCGGCGTTTCGACCTGTCAAACGCAGGCGGCAATGCAAGCAAGCAGGGCAGCTTCGGCGGCGGCGTGGTGGACTTCTTCGGCGGTGATGCAAGCGGCTTCGTACGCATCGAAAGCGATTGTGTAAGTGGCGGCGGCAGCGTCGTCATGGTTGTCATCCGTGACAGCGCAAGCAGCAAGGAATGCGGCACGAGCAGCGTTGCGAACATCGCGAGCGGCATCAATGGTTGCGAAGCGTTGCTTTTCGGCGTCGCGAAGCGCTGTGTAGTAAGTAGCGCGAGCGGTTGTGTTTGTGGTTGATGTGTTGTTCATGTAATGAACACTAACAGATGTGAGGGCAGATGTCTAGTACCAAACCAAGATTGTTTTCACACCTGCTCAGGCACCGCCACAGCCAACACATCCACCGCAAACCTGATCGCATCATCAGGCGGCAACGAAAACGACACCTCACCATCGTCGGTCAACAGCCGCACTACCACCGCACGACCAACACCCTCGGTATCGACATGCAACCACTCCCGCACCGACCACCCGCACAGGTCGTCAGGCATCAACGCTTGCGCCGCAGTTCATCAACCTCAGCTTGCGACCGGGTCACCATCGCCAACGCCTGCGCCACCGCTTTCTGCGCCGCCACAGCATCCTCACGCGCGTGAGCGGTTAGTTCCTGTTCCCTTTTATCGCCACGCTTAAGCATGAAATAAGCGATTGCGA